GAAAACGCAAGGGCCGATGGGCGAAGACCAAGATGTCTATGACGCCCAGACCGTTGACATTCAGCCCGGCACGATTACAACCCTGGCCCCCGGATATGACATTGGCCAGATAAAACCCGAACACCCCGCCAATACGCACAAGGATTTTATGCGGTCAATTCTTGCCGAATGCGGACGCCCGGCGGGCATGCCGTACAACGTGGTCGCGCTTGATTCGAGCAACCACAACTATTCATCCGGCCGACTGGATTGGCAGGCATTTCATCGCTATTTGAAAACCGAACGCGAGGTAATTGAGCGTCAAGTTTTGCAGCAAATCATCGAGTCGTTTGTTGGCTTCGCGCGCCTCTCCGAAATCGACCTCACCGAACAGGAGGCCGCCGAAGCCGCGAACGACTGGACTATTTTGTGGCCTGGTTTGGAACACGTTGACCCCACCAAAGAGGCGAACGCGGCAATCGATTTGGTCGGCTCGAATCTCAAAACCTACCAGGATTATTTCGCCGAACAGGGCGCGGATTATCGCGACGAATTCGCCCAAATCAGCGAAGAAAAAAAGCTCATGGACAGCCTCGGCATTACCCGCACCGAGGTCAAAAACGCCATATCTGAAACCGTTCAAACCGATGACGAGGAGGCAGAGGATGCCGACGAAAAAGCAACCGCCTGATTTCATGGTTCGATCCGCGCCGATAACGCCGGCCACGATTAACGCCGAGGAGCGCAGTGTCGAGGCTGTGTTGTCTGTCGAGGCCCCGGTTAGCGTCTACGACTACAAATCGGGCCGGATGATCGAAGAGATTCTCATTGCGCGCGGCGCTGAATTCGGCCGCACCGTGCCGATGCCGGACAGTCACGACCGATATTCAGTTACGTCTGTTTTGGGCAGCATCCGCGATATTCGCGCCGATGGTGACCGCCTGATTGGCCGCGCCTATTTCGCGTCCGATTCCAAATCGGTTGACGCTTTCACGAAATACCGCGAAGGGCATTTAACCGATTTCTCAGTCGGCTACCGAATCGATCCGAACGAGTCTGTGACCGTGGAGCCTGGCGAAACCCGCGCCGCTTTTGGTCGCGAATACACGCGCGCGAAAACAGACGCGCCGCTCCGCGTGGTGAATCGTTGGCAACTTTTCGAAGTGTCCGCCGTGACGGTGGGGGCCGACCCCGCCGCGAAGGCTAGATCGTTGGAAATTTCCCTTAAGGAGGAACGCAAAATGGATAAGGAACTGGAGAAGTTTTTGGTTGGTCGGGGCATTGACCCCGCCGCCCTGGATGACGGCCAGCGGGCCGCGTGGGCGAAGATTTTCGAGGCCGAAACGGCGATTGAGTCCGAGCGGAAAGCGCCCGCGCCCGTTGCCCCAGCCGCGCCGATTCAGGTCGATTTCCGCGCCGAGGCCGCCCGCGCTGTGCGGGAGAGTATCGCCGCCGAACGCGCCGAACGCGCCAAGGTGGTCGAACAGATTCGCGCCGCCGTTGCCGGTTCGGTTCCGGCCGACGTGGCCGAACGGTTTGCCGCCGAATGTGATTCGGTCGAGGCCGCGAAGTGTCGTGCCTTGGACTACCTGACCGAGCAGCGGAAGTCGGTTGGCTCGCCCGCGATTCAGGTTGGCATGGGCCGAAGCGATTTGACCAAAGACCATTTGACCGCGCGCATCATGTGCCGCGCCGGAATGGAAGACGCCGCCGTCAAGGACTTCGGCGAACAGGTCGTAGATCAGGCGCGGAAAATCGCCCCCGACAATCTGGCTGACCTCGCCCGCGCTTGCATGGCTATCGACGGGATCAACGTTCCGGCCGGCCGTACCGACGCGCTGAATCAGGCGCTGACCATGTGCCGCGCGTCGAGCACGTTTACCCTGCCGTACGTCTTGGGCAACGTGGCCAACAAATCCATGCTGCGCGGCTACGCGGAAATGCCGCAGACTTGGGATCAGTTCTGCAGCGTGGTAAGCGTGCCCGATTTCAAGTTGCAGACCGCTATCGGCGCGGGATTCAGCATGACGCCGGAACTGGTCGGGCCGGACGGCAAGCTGAAACACGGCACTATGAGCGATTCGGCCGAACAGTACCGCGCCTATACGTACGGTAAAATGTTCGCGGTGAACTATGAGAATTTCGTGAATGACGACATGGGAGTTTTCACCGAGATTCCGAACAAACTCGGCAAGGGCTATCGCAATTATGAGGCCGACGTTATCTATGGTCATATCCTGGCCAACGGCGCCCTGGCCGACGGTTACGCGCTGTGCGGAACCGACCATGATAACTACACGTCCGGCACCGATTCCGCGCTGTCGAGTACCTACGGCATTAACGCGATTTCCGCTTTGGTCAAAAAGTTCATGACCATGACTGACCGCGACGGGCACACGATTTCGGTCATGCCGAAATTCCTGTTGGTGCCTCCGGAACTGGACGCGAACGCCCAGGAAATTTTCAAGGCCAGCGTGTTGACCGGCGTCTCCACTACCAAATCGCCGAACGTCAACATCCACGCCGGGCGCTATCAGGTCATTACCGAGCCGCGTTTGTCGAGCACCGCGTTAACCGGGTATTCGACTACCGCGTGGTATTTGCTGGCCGACCCCGCCGCCGTGGAGTCGATCCGCGTGGCTTACGTCAACGGCAATCGGATGCCCACGATTCAGCAAGCCGAAGCGCCGTTCGACACCCTCGGTTACCAGTGGCGCGTGTACGGCAGCTTTGGCGTCAAGGCTGTCGATTACCGCGGAATTGCCAAGTCCGCCGGCGCGTGAATCTGAATTGAGACATGGGGGCGGGCGACCGCCCCCACCGTAAACAAACTTTAAACAGGAGGGCTTGAAATGCCCAAGAGCACCATCTACCAGGAAGACCGGACTATCAGGGATTACACCCCGGCGAGCGACACCGAAGCCGGCGCGATTGTCGAAAGCGGTGGGCTGGCTGGACAGGTAACCAGCGACTTGACCGCCGGGCAGAAAGGCGCAATCCGGATCGCGGGGATCATCAAGGTGAATAAAACCCACCCCGCTATTACGCACCCCGTCAACGTGTACTGGGACAAGGACGGTACAGACGTAGACGGCAGCACCGGCGGCGCGGCCACGGCGACCCTTTCCGAGGGCGATTTTTTTATGGGCGCAACGTGCGGAACGGCCGGAACGAATGTGGCTACTGTCGAGGTTGACCTGAACGTCCGAGTGCCGATTTCGGTTCTCGACCTGAACGCCGGCACCGACGGCGGCACCATGACCGCCGCCGGCACCGCGTACGATGAGACTATTTTCGAGAATAACCAGGAGGTCATTCTGGGCGTTCTGCGGAAGACCGGACTCATCGGAATCTGATAACCCCACGTTCCCGGCGGGGCGGCAATGGGGCCGCTCCTGCCGGGGATTTTTAGGAAAACGCCATGGTAAGTTTTGCCGATATCGACGCCCAAATATTCGCGTGTCCCGGCATGACCGAGACGGTGACGTATCGGCGCGCCGGCGAAACCGACCTGTCGCTATCGACCGTGCGCGGCAACGTGACGGCGACCCTGGCGGCTGTGGCGGGCGGGTATTTATCGAGTGCCGACACGCAATTTGACATTCGAGTATCTGCCCTGACTTTTGGCGAGCCGCGCAACGATGACATTATGGTCGATGCCTCTTCGCGCGTGTTCCGGTACGTTAGCCACGAGCTGGACAGCGCCGGAAATTGCTGGCGCGTGTTCGCGAAAAGGACATCCTGACATGGCAGTCATGACCATTCCCGAATGCGAGAAATGGCTGGCTGATTGCAATGTGAAATTGACGAAGTGGGGATGGATGCCGGTCCATAAAAAGCTGGCAAAATATATCCGCGACAAAACGAAAAAGGAATTTCGCGGGCACAAAACCCCAGACGGGCAGGCGTGGGCAAAAGCTGAATTCTGGGAGCCGAAGAAAAAATTAAGCATCGGCACCAAAGCGGAAATTGCAATTGAGAATCGCGCGGGCCGGGCGAACTTCGGCAAGCCGTATAAGCGTGTCATAAAAACCGAGGGCGAACTTAAAGCGGCGCAAAACATGCAGTGGCGACCGGAGGCTTTGAAAAAGTCGCACAAGGCCGTTCGGGTTCCGGCGCTGTACCGGAAAAATGAGAAAAAGGGAATTAAGGCGGCGTCTGATTTGTACACCTGGATCAACGAGGCCGGGCGGCGCAATGGTTCTGGCGGGCCGGTGCACCAAGGCAAATTCCATTTCCGGTTTGGGCTGTTGGGCTGGCGCGACAAATACGCCGAATGGTTTTACGGGACTCGGAAATATCGCGGCTCTGACGTCAAGGCGCGGCCGTTCCTGGGCCTCAACAAAGCTGACGTCGATTTCGTAATGAAAGCCTACGCCGATCACGCCATGAAGCGGATCGGCAAGAAAAATTCTGATTAGGAGAAAACAATGTCTACGTCCACGAACAAAACCGCGTCTTACACGAAAATTACAATAAGCATCCTGACCATTCTGGCAGCCCTAGCCACGGCGTTTTATACGCTGGTCGATGGCGATCCGCTCACGAACCCGAATCTGTCCGGCACCGCCGCGACGGTCACGGAAAACGCCGG